CGCACCAGTCAAAGGCTCTATCGCTTTGATGGCTGTATACGATCCCATCTTTGCTATGCCATTCAAGATGTTGACCAGATGCTCTCTGGTGTTTGGCACATTGCCACCCATCAAAGATGCAATATTGGATACACCAGTCAGAAATGGATGCTCAAGCATATAGTTGGCAACGCCAAAGACTAGGCCACCAGCGTATGCATTGATGCGACTGTCATCTTGCTCATATCGTGCATAGTCAACATAGTCTGCACCCATGGCCAACAAAGCGCCTACTGGCTCCATGCCTTGATAAGACACATAGACCTTGCCTGCATACTCACCAGATCCAAACCGTGTGCCAGGGAATGGTGTGAAGATATCCCGCACATCTTCTTCAATCCCAGACACATCAAAAACAAAGCTGTATGGCTGCCACCCTTGGCGCTCCATAGCCTGGCGTGTACCCTTGTCACCTGGTCCAGACCCAGTAGTCAAACCGTTGGTGGCCATCTCGCTAAAGCCATACATGGCAGCAGAGCCAAGGCCTAGCTTGACGTTGGCCATGTCGGCCTCTTTACCGCCAGCCTTCATAGCTGCCCAATAAGAACTTGTAAATGGCGCTAATGGTGTACGTGATATAACTTCACCTAGCACGTTAACTGGTGTACCAATAAATGGCATCTGGGTACGCAATGCAAACCCAGTAGCTGTGTTAGTTGTCATGCTAGATTGCAACTTGCCAGCCATGCCTTCTAGCTTTTGGGTAAACGTACCGACTTCAGCCAGGTTAGATACATAGTCTGGTGGATCTAGCAAGAAGTTATCTATGGCAGCATCTCTTGCTTTCATGGCATCGGCCACGCTGGCGCCACCCTTTAGCGCATCGTCATAGGTAGTGATGCCTAGCCTGGCAGTCTCAGCAGACAACTCAAAGGTGTAGTTGATACCCTTAAAGAACTCGTCTGCAGACATCAGACTTCTGCCTGGCAGGGTAGTGATGTAGTTGATTGCTTTGAGTCCAGTAGATAGCAGTGAGCCATCTGCCTTGTAGTTGAACAGCTCCATGCGTGACTGCTGTCTAGCTACCTTCACTGGATCTGTCCAGCCCTTTGGCACACCATTAGTAAACGCATGAGACATCAGCTGCCAGCCATTGCTGATGGCCGTAGGGGTTGACGCCAGCATAGTTGGTATTTCCATCAGCTCATAGGACGTATCGCCACCCAGGCCAATGCCAGCACGTAGATCACCCAGCACCGCAGCGCCAGCACGTTCAGCCATACGGTAGGGCAAGAATACAGTGTTGCTCAATGCGTTCTTGATATGCGTACCTGGGCGAGACAAGATGCCATTGACGTAAACTGTAAACATCTTCTCCCAAGGGTTGCCTTGCGCCATTTCTCTAATGAGATTGGCTTTACCCTCTGGCGTCTTGACATCGAGGTAAGCCTGGGCGAACTTGACGATATCAGTCTCATTGCCAAAGTTCTCCATGATGGCAGAGATATCTACAGCGCCATCTCTTGGCATACGCATAACAGCCAAAGACTGCGCCACATTGGTTTGGTAGCCTTTGACACTTTGCTGCAGTACGCTGTGGAAATGCACCGTCTGAGCCATCTCAGCCAGTTCTGTAGGGGTAGCCGAGCCGTTGGCCACTTTGGCAGCCAATGCATCTAGATTCTTAGCGCTGGCCACCATGGCATTGAGCGCTTTGTATGTGTTCTGTGGGCTAACCTCTAGCTTGCCAGAGAAGATATCGTCTATGAACTTAGGACCAATGCCTGCGCCTTCAGCTAAAGCCTTCACATCTTCAAATGTGATGTTCCTAGTCTTGATGCCGACAGCCTGGTTGATAGTCTCAATCGTAGACTTGACATCCTCGGTGGTGGCCATCAGTGGCAGATTGAATGCCAGCTCTGGTGGCTTTTCCATGGCAGGATCTGTGGTCTGTCTCAGATCTTGGATGTCTTTGCGCTGGCTTACAAAGGCGTCAGGCGTCAATCCAGGCTGCTTGGATACTTGCACCTTGGCTGCAATCTTTGCCTCGGTCTTGCTTGTTGTAGTGCCTGTAGCAAGGGCTGCTTTTGTGGTGTCTTCTACAGCTGCTGCAGCTATAGCCTCTGGAGTAACTGGCGCTACTGGTGGCTTGCGTATGTCTACCTTGCCAAGTTTTTTAATGATGTCAGCAATAGGACCAAGTTGAGCAACTTGTACGCCATCGCCAGGATCTACAGCATCAGGCATTACTGGCGCCACAGTAGCGTCAATATCAGGGTCTACTCGTAATTGACTAGCAGTATCAATGCGTGACTCAGTATCAGCTTCTTGCTGAATGAGTTTGTCTAGTCTGATGTCAAGTGGTTGTAATGACATTATTCAGTACCCCCGCTTGATTGACCAGGTTGGCCTTTAGTTATTTTTTGTTTAACTGTTTTTGCTGCAACTGCTGGGGTTGCTGGCGCTGGGGTTGTGGTGATTGTTCCTGCTCCTGAGAGTTCTCTTTCAAAGAGTTTCTCAAGTTCGCCCCGTAAAGGATCGAGGTCGGCTGCGGTGCGTCTGACACCGAGGTCTGCCAACCTTCCCAAGTAAGTTTCCCCATTTTTAGATCCTTTCCCTGTCCAATCATTACGTGCTTTTACAAGATCGGCTTCATAACCTCTTGCCTTTACATCATATCCTAAATTAGCAAACATTTTCTCAATTGCACCGCCAGATGACAATGCATCTTGCACAGACTGCATACGTGCAGCACCGCCTTTATCAATCAATACTCGTATGCCAACATCACCGTCTGCAGTTCTAATTGGTTGATAGCCAACAAATAACTTAGTGGGATCTGCAGCCATTACTTTTTCCCAGAATGATCGCAATCCATCGTTAGTGGATAGGTTGTCAGATCCTGATTCAATAAAATCAACTGCTAATGCTTTAGGATTCTTTGTTGTGGCTTTTATTGAATTAACCCATACTTCTGTTTGCTGTAATAAATAACCTAAAACATTGGCTGCAATCTCGCCACCTTCTCTTGTTGCCAATGCTTGGCCAACAGCTGCTGGGTTTTGATAGGTTTGCCAGCCACCAGTGCCATGCACCATGGTACGCAAATCAATGCCAGCTATTTCCTTGGCCATCTGCATAGCACGATCAGTCACCACTTGAGTTAACTGTACTTGGCGATCTGGTGCTAAAGCAGCAAATGCTTTTCCATATTTCTTAGCCCATGGAGATCCTTCACCTGGTGCAGCCTCCATAGAGATGCGTCTTAGATTGCGCTCTAAAGCTGTAACAGTGTCAGTAGCTGCATCAGCAGTCAAACGTGTCATGGCCATCCATCCAACAGCCTGTACTTCTTTTGGCTGCCAATCAGATCTTCCTTGCCAATTCATGCTGTTTAACTCATCTGTAAGTTGTCTACCAAAATCTGCTCTATTTTCATATTGTGTATCTGTAGGACCAGTGGCTAGATCAACTTTGATTTTGTCTCGATCAACTGCGTATCCTTGTTTCTCTAAATGGTTTAGCAATATGTTGTCAACCAAACCAGTATCACGTGCAGTATGGATATCAACCACAAATGGTTGTCCAGCTTGTACATCATTACCATAAATTGATCTTACGGTTTTACCTTCTGCACTGTCAACAAAGTCAGAAATCTTAAAGCCAACACCCTCGGTAATTGGTTGGTCTAATAAAGTATTTCTAGCAGCTTGTGTGGCCATTGGTAAACCACCAGCCCTCATCTCACCCTTTGGAACATTACGTGCAAATTGTTCAGCTTGTAACAAGACATTATTAAATGCGCCATCTACACCAATGTTTTGATTAGCAACTAACCAAGCTCTCATGTACTTATCTGTTTTAGCTTCATCATTATCTGTGTACTTTAGGAAAGTACCACGAACCTCGTCATACCACTTTGAATATTGTTTGATTTCTTGAGGTGTAAGTACTTGTTCAGTTCTTTTAATCCAATCATCTGGAGTAATTTTTCCAACAACAAAATCAGGTAAGCCACTACCTTCTGGAGCTGGTATTACTTCACGCTCATTCTTTGGCATACCAGGCATTGCTTTGCCTTGTAAAGTTTCTTGCTCACGTTTTAATTTCAAACGCAATAAATTAGCAGACTCTTCTTCTTGGAATTTAATTCCACCTTCTACTTTTGGAAACTTAGCTACTGTTGGAGTAATGCCCATCTGGACTGGACTACCAAGGTTTTCCATACCTTTAATAATCATTTCACCAGCTTTAGGCGCCAGCGTCTCTGCTGCTTTAACCGCACCCTTAATAGCCATCTGCCCACCCTTGGCCAGCATGACTGGATCACCTACCAACTCACCAACATTTTGACCAAGTTCTGCAGCTTGCTGGCGCTCTTCTGGAGTCATGCCAAATGCAGCAGTACCAGGTGGAACAGCTGGTGCAAATGCTGGGATTGTGAAATTAGTTCCTGGGATGGTATATCCATTTTTGCTCAAGTCTTCACTAGACGGTAGAAAAGTGGGATCTTCCATGGTCATACTGGCACGTTGCAATTTATCTTGAAAACTGCCACCTTGATTGTCGGTAGCCAAAGCGCCAATAAACCTACCAATCTTTTGTACATCACCACCAAAGCCACCAGCACTGGTTGCTATGCCTCTTAATCCACCAGCTGCAAAGTCAGGTGCGCCAGTAATCATCTTCTCGCCAATATTGCTTTTTTGGCTGCGCTTGCCCATGCCAGGATAAACACCAAACGCAGCACCACCACCGCCAGCCTCGGCCACCAGCACATCACCTGGCTGTTGACCAGGCGCCATCTGCTGTTCAATAACAGGCTCTGGCTCTGGATAGTTAACAGTATCCCAGTTACCTCGGAGTTCTCTTTCAATACTCATATGTTGCCTGTATATTGTTTTTGAGCCTTCTTGAGCAAATCAATCTCGCCCCTGCTCAAACCCTTAACCTTGTCAAAATCTATTTGATCTATTGGCAAGTTTGGCATTGGAATATTCTTCTTATCCATGACATCATTGATCTGCTTTTCTGATTGCTCTCTAGCTTTTATTTTCTTGTTAACAATGGCATCACCACTGTAGCGCTTGATAGCACTTTCAACGGCCTGCTCTGGACTCTGGAATACTTCCACGCCCTGGTCATTCTTTATCTTCTTACCAAGCTCTTCCACATAGAACTTGCTGATATCAATCTTTGCTTGAGCTTTTACTTTGCCAGGATCCACATAGGCACTCACAATTCCAACTTCACGGTCAATGCGCTCATGTGCCTTACGGCCTTGGTCATCCACTACAGCGTGACTCAAAGTTGTAAATTCAGATCTGCTTAACTGGTTTGCAAAGGGTACTAATTGCTGGAAGTTATTGATCGTGCCACGCTTAATCTGGTCATAGAGCGAGCCAGCCAATACTGGGTTTGGATTAGGATCTTTTGGCTTTAGCAAGTCTTCAGCAGACTGCAATGTCATCTCACCAAGGCCTACTAGTTCAGTGACAATCTGGCGCTTTCTTGGTCCACCAGCAGTCAAGAACTCTAGTGTTAAAGCATTGCCCTTAATCTTGTTGGCATCTTTAATTACAGCCTCGTCAATCTTTCTGGTCTGTTCTTGATCCGAGAAAGACTTGATGATGCGCTCACGCAACAGATCCTTGCTGTCTGTACTCATGCCTTTGTACATCTCAGTCAACTCACCAGCATCGCCAGCCAGAATCTTTTTGAACGCTGCACCAGCTGTAGGAGCAAAGTCTCTGTCAGTCAGCTTTGCACTTATTGCACTTATCTTGGCATTCTCTTTGATCTTATAAGCCTCAAGCGCATACTTGTTGCTGCCAGCCAAGCGGATAGATGTGGAGTTGGTATAGGGGCTAAGTACATTGTCTAGCACTTGCTCTAGTTCACCAGCTGGTAAATTGATCTTGGCATATGAGTTAATGACATTCTCAAGCACTGGCTTGATCTTGCTCAAACCCACCTCTTGGTCTACCTGGTAACTAGCCTGCCTAGCCTTCTCATCAAACATCAGCGCCTGCTTGTATACAGCATGGCCAAGGGTTGTCATCTGCGCTCTGACCTGGATAGATGTCTCAGCATCTAGGTTAGTCAACATTGATGCATTGCCATCAATATCATCCCTGAGATCACGCCTTAGAGCCAATAGATCTACTGGCGCACCAGACTCAATCTTTTGCAATCTGTCAGCTTGACGGTTCTGAAAGTCAGCAATGATGTTTGTACCCAGGATATGGGCAGACGCCTTATTGTAAGACTCTTGGAATACTCGGCCAGCACCTTCTACTGGTGGCATTTGGCCAGTCTTCTTAGCAACGTCTAATTGTTCTAGCGTAGGTGGCAACTCAATGGCGTACTTCATGCCAGCTTTTTGTGCGTCAGTTACTGCCTGGTTCTGGAAATACGCTGTCATGCGATCCAACTGCTGGCCGAGCATACTCATGCCCTGCGCTGCCACTTGCTGTGGTGCAGTGCTTACACTTGGTAAGTTGGCGTACTGAGCGCCAGCGTATTCATAGGTAGGTAGCGTTGCCATGTCTTATGCCCTACGTGGTATTTTTGTAGTTTGGTATGTAGCGCCAGCCAGCAAACCTTTGGCAGCACCCGACATCAAGCCAAACTCTTCTGCAGAACTTGCTGCAGCATTGAATGACTGAGATATAGCCAGGCCACCAGAAAGCGCCAGCTGTGCATTTTCATTCAAGATCTGGATCTCGTTGCCAGCACGGTAAGCATTTGACTGCTCAACAGTCATGGGTGAGCCAGACAATGGGTCTACACCGCCTGCTACAGCCCTTGCCCTTACGGTGCCTGCCAGACGTTGCTGGCGCTCTAAAAGCTGGTATGCCTGGCGGTTATAGTTCAATGCGTTTTGACGGCCTTGTAGCTCTGCCTGAGAGCCTTGCAGGCGATAGTAATCGGCCTGTGCATAGCCTTGCGAAACACTGGATATGGCACTGAATGCGCTACTGGCCATTGATAGATTGGATGCAGTAAACAGTGATGGTGCAACTGGCATAGTTCCAGCTGCAATTGATCCCGCCTCAATGACACCTACAGTTTCAGCAGCTGCAGCTGCAGTGCCAGCCTCGGCAAAGTAAAGTGCTACTGCTTCCATTTATGTGCCTCCATACACGCTAATCTTGTACTCCATGCCCAACAAATTGAGCTTGAGTGGCAAGGTCTGAGTGATAGTTATTTGGGCATCTTGGTCATAGCCACTGATACCTGATATCAACTTAGTACCAGTGAACTCTGGCACATCATTGTCCATGATGCTTGCAGTGTCCAACGTGCGAATTGGCACTAGGTTGTTGTTAACCACAATGTGCTGGGTCTGATACAGGATGGCATTGACTTCAACAATGCGCTTGACAAAGCCAGTCCTAGCGCCTACCTGGAGCCTTGGCTCAATCGGCAAAGTCACAATGCTCACATTAAATGGCAGGCCTACCTCATAGCTACTGGTACTCGCTCTATCCATAGTGATAGAACCACCACCGCTAACTATCTCGTCAGACAGCACAGAGCCATCTGCTTTGACATTCAAAGTCTTACCAATGTGTGGCAGGCTTGATATCGTTGTGGCCACCCCACCAGTAAACGCACAATCTGTGAACACCGTGGTATCAAAAACTTCTACAAAATATTTGTCCACACTATTAAACGTGCGCTTGACTACTACGTAGATATCCTCGATATCCACGCCAATATCTTTGAATAGGCCATCAGTAGTGAGCTTGCTTGGAGCCACCACGTTTTGCTGGCGCAGAATGCTGTAGTTAGCAATCGTGCCATCGCCATTCAACATGAACAGCGTATCTGTCTCTTCAGTGCTAGTGTTCTTACGCAACGCCAACTCAGTTGGTGTATTGATCAAGTGGCTAGACAGCAAGCTGATTGACTGGCTCACGTAGGACAGGGTAGTGTCAGAGAACTGGAACTCATTAAGAGCCTTGCCCTGGCGCTGCACATACAACGTACCAGACTGCAGAATTTGAACTCGGATGCCTTCTCTAGCACCATTGCGAGACACGGCCTTAACAAAGAAGTTAGTTGGCGTGATTGGATCTAAGCCATTTTGTGGGACATAGAACTCACCACCGCTAGTGAACACTTGCAAGTCACGGCCACTGATGATGTCAATGATCACGTTCAAGCTGTTGGTATCTAGCGTGGCCTCCACCGCATCATCGTCATAAGCCTGGTCAGGGTTGAAGTCAAAGAACTGCGCCACCTTGCTGCCCCATATGGTGCTTGGCCGAGTCTTTGATCCACCAAAGTACAGACGTCCCTCATGGAATGTGCAGCTCCTTGGCCAGCCCTTAGTGCTTGACCACACATCCTCATAGCCAGACTCCAGCTCCCACGATCCATTGGCAATCGCAGTGGTATCAAAGAACGGTATCTCGGTCACAGCGCTCACCACGGTAGTGCTTGTGTAAGCCACGATCCTTGCCCTACCTTGCGGAGTGGCATTGATGTATTGGCCGACAGAGCCAGAGCTAAACACTGCAGAACTGGCAGTCAAAGTGATCTCGCCAGACTTAGCGCTTGGCGTCAATGTGCCTGCTGGGTTAGACAGTGCAATGGTGAACGCATACTTTGGAATGCTGATAAAGCTGATATTGCTCACCGTCCATGTGGCATCTGTAGCACCACGCACAATCTTGATTGGCTGGATATCTTTATGGACAAGTATCAATGTGTCTGCAGACTGAGTCCAGACCATAGTTGACAGAATAGAACTAGTCACCGCAGTAACCGCCAAATAGTCTAGGCCACCACCATTGATGTTGGTGATCTGAGTCTTATCCTTAAAAATATACATTCTCTGGTTAGTGAAGATCAGCATATAACTGTCATCCACAGAGAACTCAAAGGCCACCGAGCGAGTGCCACTGGCTGGTGCTGCAGCGCTTGGTAGTTCAAACAAGTACTTCAAGCCACCACGTCTACGCACACCACCTTGTGGCTGCACAATGACGTTAGTCAGTGTCTCAGCACCATTTTGGTATTGATTTAAGTCAACCCTAGCCCTCAACAGCGGATCTAATTCACCGCTACTGAAGTTGGTTTGGAAAGAAACTAATCGAGACATTAGTTCCTCACAGCAATCAGGCTGAAGTCTTCAAAACTCTGAGTGGTATTGCCTTGGCCATCAATAACCATAGCTGTGCGAAAGTAACCACCACGGTTATTCTCTACTGGTCCACCAGTAGCAATGCCTTGCCAGTACTGGGTCTTGCTGATCTGATCTGTAATTGGGTCTGCCAGGTGCCAGGTCATC